ACTGGAACGCGGTCAGCGACGACGGCACGCCCATCAACCAGCCCGTGCCCGAGGCCGACCGTCAGCGCCTCCAGGTGTCGGGCGCCATGGCCGAAGTGGAGCTCACGGCGCGCCCGAACGAGTACGTCGGGATGCTGGCCATCAAGAAGAGCGGGCTCCGCGGCTACCCGCTGATGACCTCGGGCTTTCGCTACGTGAAGCTCCACGACGACTTCATGCAGGACCGCGCCGCGCTCACCGCCGAGCGCGCGAAGTGGGCGATGAAGGTCACGGTCAACGGCGGAGCGTCCGCTGTGCAGAGCGTGAAGTCCGCGATCGAGCGCCCCGACGTGCTGACTCCACGTGACGGGTTCCGGCCCCCGGCGGCGCAGACGTGGGTGGCGAACCCCGCCGGCGGCACACCGGAGCCCGTGCAGGCCGTGAACGACGGCCAGTCCGCCCGGCAGGACGAGCGCTCGCTGCGCATGATGGCCACGATGCCGAGCGGGATCCCGCCGCACCTCATGGGCGACGCCGGCGAGGCGAACCTCGCGTCCGCGACGGCCACGGAGAAGCCGCTGCGGGCGATGCTGGAGTCCTACCAGGGCCTCTGGATGGAGTACCGGCAGGAGGAGTTCGAGCACGTGGCCGCGTGGCTCGGGTTCACGGGAGACACGTCCGTGGACATCGACGCGCCGGCCATCCTCGGCCAGAGCCTGCTGGAGCTGTCGCAGATCGTGGCCTCGATCGCCGGGACGTTCCCCGCCGTGAAGCGCTCCGAGGAGATGCTGGGGTTCCTGCTCACCGAGCTCGGCATCAACAACGTGGACGACGTCATCGACACGCTGCGCCCCTACCTCGAGGACGACCTGGAGGCCGAGGAGCAGAGCGCCCTCAAGCAGGCCGAGGAGGCGTTGCGCGAGGCGCAGGCGCGCATGAGGAGCGACGCATGAGCCGGTCGGAGTCGTGGGTACAACTCACCCAGGAGGTCACCTGCGAGGCGCCCCGCTGTGAGCACGTCTTCGCCCCTCGCGTCCGCGTCATCCGCGATACGAACGGCGAGGAGTGGTCGTTCCGCTGTCCGAAGTGCCAGAAGCGGTACGACATGGCCCGCGTCAGTGCGCGTGGGGTGGAGGTCCGTGCCGAGCTCCGAACCGTCATCGGCGACACCACGATGGCTGCTGAGGAGCGCGAGGCTCGCATCACGGAGCTGCAGGCCGAGATGGAGCGGGAGACCACGCGGGGAGCGGATGCGGGGCCCGGGCCGAGCACGGAGACGTTGCAGGATGCGCAGCTACGCGCCAGCAGGGAGGGGCACGATGCCAGCAGTGACGACTGACGCGCCGGTGGGCTCCGCCGAGAACCCCGTCCTCGCCGTCCGCGAGGGGGACTGGTGGCGCTGCGGCAGCTGCGGCGGCCGCTTCGCGCTCGGCACCGAGCCCACGAAGGTGAACAACCGCACCCAGCACCGCTGCCGGGTGTGGAACCGCATGCCGATCGGCGAGGCGCGCGAGTGATCGCGGAGACCGTCGCGCTCGCAGAGGCCGTGATGCGCTCGTACGGGCGCGCGCAGGCGGAGCGCGGTGTCCGTGTCGCCATGGGGCGGGTGTGGCGTCAGCAGGCGAAGGCCACGCCGTGGAGCACCCTCGCAGCCGATGCCCAGCGGTTCGCGCCCAACCCCATCGTGGAGGTGGCGAACCCGGCCCCAGGCGACCCGCTCACGGACATCGTCGTGGCGTACTGGGCGGACGCCGAGGCGCAGGTCGCGAACGTGGTGAACCTCTGGGGGACGCGGGCGGCGATGACGGCAATGAACCTCACGCTCGCGCAGATCGGCTACCCGCACGCCGACACGCTGCTGCCGGTCATCCGCGACCTCCTCGCCGAGAACGCCCTCGCCCACGCCGCCAACATCGAGCGCACGTCGGTCATGCGCATCCGTGGCCTGCTGGCCCGCGCGGTGGAGGAGGGCCAGAGCACGAAGGCCATCGCGCGGCTACTCCGCGCCGAGATGCAGGGCTGGACGAAGGCGCGCGCCGAGACGGTGGCTCGCACCGAGGTAGCCACCGCCTGGGAGGGCGCTCAGTACGAGGTCCTCGCCGCCAACGGCTGGAGCGGCCGCGAGTGGCTTCACTCGGAGGACGAGCGAGTTGATGACGGTGGGGTCAGCGGCCCATGCATCGCTAACGCCGCCGCGGGTGTTGTTCCGATCGGGACTGCGTTCCCGTCCGGCCACATGTACCCGCCAGCTCACCCGCGCTGCAGGTGCACAACTGCTCCGGCGTCTCTGTAGGAGGAGTGAGAGTTGCCAGTCGAGCGAGCATGTGAAGTTTGCGGAGCGGCATTCAGCGTGCCACCTCGAACAGTACGGCGGGGCGGAGGTCGGTTCTGCTCGCACGACTGCAAGGTGGAGTCACAACGGATGGATCCGGTGACGACGGAGTGCGCAGGGTGCGGGAAGCCGATCGAACTCCTCCCGTATCAGTTGCGAGCAGGTATTCGGTCGTGCTCATGGGAGTGCAGGACGATAGCCATCCGAGGCACCGGCAATCCTCGATGGAGAGGCGATCCCGATTACCGAGGTTGGGACTGGGGCGAGGCCCGCTCGGCGGCGCTTGAGCGAGACGCTCACCGATGCGTTGCGTGCGGTTCTGACGACCGGATAGTGGTTCATCACATCATTCCGTGGAAGTTCGTCGAAGATAATTCGCTGCGGAATCTCGCCACGCTGTGCCGGTCATGCCACCTCGAAACACACCGGCAGATTGAGCCAGCAGGTGAGCGCATGAAGGGCGCTCCGAAAGCCCTCTTGACAACGCGCTAGCGCACCTGCACAATTCCCCGTAGCCGCTCCGACCTACGCGAGCGCACCTCCCACACTGACGCGGCTCCGACGTACGCGAGCCCACAACCTCTGAGGTCGTGGGCTCTTCGTGTTCATCCAACTCACCGAACGCACCGCACCCGGATCGCTGGAGGACTTCCAGCAGCGCGTCAACGCCGCCTTCCGCGCGCAGTTCCCGACGCGCGATGAGCAGGGTGAGTACCACTACCGGTACGTCGTCGCGACCTTCGACTCGTACGTCATCGCCGTCCACGACACCGCGGAGGGCGAGCAGTACTTCCGCTACGACATGGCGATCGAGGGCGAGGACATCGCCTTCAGCAACCCGCAGCAGGTGGAGCTCCGCTACGTGCCAATCGAGGCCGTGGCGGAGGCCGTGCGCATCCGCGCGCAGCGCGTCTCGCAGCCGCGCCAGCAGATGCGCGAGACGCAGGCCCTCGCCGAGGCGGCGGCCACCGACGACGGCGCGACCCTCACCCTCACGGTCATCCGCGCCGGCCTGAACGTCGCGAAGTCCCGGTACTACACCGAGGCCGCCGTGCAGGGCGGGGCCGCGATCTTCCGCGGCCTCAAGATGTACATCGACCACCAGACGCGCGCCGAGGAGCAGGCCCGCCCCGAGGGCAGCCTCAAGGACTGGGCCGCGGTCATCACTGAGACCGCGTACGACCCGGCCACCAAGAGCCTCCGTGCCACCGCCAAGCTGATCGATCCCGACTTCAAGGCCAAGGTCCAGGCGCTCGCCGCCGAGGGTCTGCTCGGCACGCTCGGCGTGTCCATCCGCGCGGTCGGTGCGGGCGAGCAGGCCGTGGTCGAGGGCGTGAACACCTTCCGCGTGGACGAGTTCGTCTCCGGCATCTCGGTCGACTTCGTCACCGAGCCCGGCGCGGGTGGTCAGGCGCTGCTCCTGGAGAGCGCCACGGAGGAGCCGGGCCTCGAGGCCCTGACCCTCCCCCAGCTTCGTGAACGGCGCCCCGACCTCGTCGAGGCGATCCGCAGTGAGAGCAAGCAGTCGAAGGAGGCCGGCGTGGAGATCACGCAGGAGGAATACGACCGCCTGAAGGCCCAGGAGGCCGAGGCGCGGTCGCAGAAGGAGCGTGCCGACGCGGCCGAGGCTGCGAAGGCAGCTGCGGAGTCCGCGCTCGAGGAGAGCAAGGCGGCAGCCGCGAAGGCCGCGGCGCAGGAGTCCATCCGGGCCCTGATCGCCGAGTCCAAGCTCCCGGAGCCGTCCGTGAAGCACCTCACCGAGGCGCTCAAGGACGAGGCGGACGTCGAGAAGGCGAAGGCGGCCATCGAGTCGCACAAGACCCTCGTCGCCTCGCTCACCGGCAAGGGCGCGGTCGCCGGCAACGGTGGCGTCGCGTCCGAGTCCGCGTCCCAGTCGCTGGAGGAGTCGTTCGCGACCATCCTCGGCGACCCCGAGGCGGCCAAGTCCGCGGTGGGGAGGTAGGCCATGGAAACGGTCGTCAACGAAGTCCGCACCATCGCCAAGCGGATCAGCTACGACGAGCTGCTGACCACCACGTTCGGTGCGCAGGGCTCCGTCACCATCCACGAGATCCTGCCCGAGGGCTGGGCCATCGACGACGTGCGCGTCGAGACCGAGGTCGCCTTCAACGGCTCCGGCACCCGCGTGCTGGACCTCGGCGTCACGGGGTCGGCGGAGGCCATCTTCGCCAACCTCGACGTGAAGGCGCAGGGCATCAAGGCCCCCTCGGTGACCAAGTACCGGGCGACGGCTCCGGTCGCGGTCATCGCCACCCTCACCACGGCAACGGACAACCCGACGGCCGGCGTGGTCCTGATCACGCTGAAGCTCGTCCAGGTCCGGCGGGAGGACTAAGGCCATGCAGACGATGGAAGTCGAACGCACCTTCTCGCTGGAGTCCGTCCAGACGGACCTGCGGGACGTGATGCAGGCTGTCGCCGCCCGCGAGGGCCGGCACCAGTCCGAGAGCTACCAGCGCGGCCTCCAGGAGGCTGCGGCCATCTACGCGCGGGCGATCGGCCCGAACGCGACCCGTACCGACATGCGGGTGTTCCGCGAGTCGCTGGGGCAGGCGGAGTTCGCCTCGTACTTCAGCGACATCATCGACCGGGGCACCTTCGCCCGGTACCAGGCGTGGGTGCCGGACTGGCGCAAGTACGTCAAGGTCGGCAGCTTCGGCGACCTGCTCCGCAACAAGCGCCGCACCCAGTGGGGCGGTGGCAACCAGGTCCTGAACCGCGTCGGCGAGAACGGGCCGTACCCGCAGCGTGGCATCGAGCCTCGTGACTTCGAGTGGAAGGGCTACAAGTACGGCGCGGACTTCGCGGCCTCGTGGGAGTTCATCCTCGCGGACGACTTCGACGAGCTGCGGAACCTGCCGGACGTCATGGCCTCGGCTGCCCGCAACAGCGAGGCGTTCGAGGCGACCTCGCTGCACGTCCAGTCGACCGGCCCGCACAGCTCCCTCTACTCGGTGCAGAACGGCAACCTGGGCACCGCGCCGCTGACCATCGAGGCGCTGCAGGCGGCGATCACCGCCATGACGCAGCACCGCGACCCGGTCTCCGGCGTCCCGATCTTCAACCGCCCGAAGTACCTCGTGGTGCCTCCGGCGCTGGAGCTCGTGGCGATGGAGATCCTCCAGTCGCTCACGATGGCCTACGCGGCCACCGCGGCGTCTGCCGTCCCGCTGCCCACGGTCAACGTGGTCGCCAAGTTCGGCCTGGAGATCGTGGTCAACCCGTGGCTGCCGATCATCGACAACACCAGCGGTGACACCGCCTGGTACCTGTTCAGCGACCCGAACAGCAACCCGCTGACCGGCGCCGGTGGCCTCGCGGCCATCGAGCTGGACTTCCTCCGCGGCCTGTCTGGCCCGCTGCTCCTCGTGAAGAAGGCGCAGTTCCAGCAGGTGGGCGGCGGCGAGGACCCGCGCGGCCCGCTGTCCGACATGGACGTGGCCTCGTGGCGGGTCATCCACCCGCTCGGTGGCTCGCGGCTGTTCTTCGAGGCGACCTACGCCTCGACGGGCGCGGGCAGCTAGGGCACGTCGCGATGACGACCTCGGACGCCGGGGTGCGTGTCGGCGAGGGGGTTCCTCCGGGAGCCCTCTCTCCGCACGCCCCGGCGTTCCGTGCGTTCGTCTTCGACTTCGACGGGGTGATCCTCGACACCGCGACGGCCAAGACCGAGGCGTTCAGGACCATCGCCTCCCGCTACGGCGAGGAGTACGGCGTCCTGATGGCGGAGTACCACCGCACCGCCGGCAGCATCGGCCGCCGGGCGCGGTGGGACCACTTCTTCGCGCACATCCTCGAGCTGGAGCCCGACCCCGGCGAGGTGGACGAGATGTGCCGTGCGGTCGGGCGACTCGTCCGGCTGGGCGCGCTCGTCGCGCAGGAGGTGCCCGGCGTCCTGGACTACATCGAGGCGGTCGCGCCGTTCGGCGTCCACCTCGTGTCGGGCATCGAGGAGGAGGAGCTCCGCGACCTCGTGTCGCGCCGGGGCCTCGGGCGTTACTTCCTCCGCGTCCGTGGCGGCGACAAGCACCGACGGCTGCGCCAGATGGTGCAGGAGGGCGACATCCCGCTCCCGGCCGTGTACTTCGGCGACACCCCCGACGACGAGCGCGCCGCCCGCGCCGCTGGCATGGACTTCGTGTTCGTGGCCGGGTGCTCCGAGTTCACCGCCGCCGACTTCCCCGCGGGCACCCGCGTCATCCAGGACTTCCGCGAGGTGCTGGCGTGAGCGACGAGCTGCGCGAGTACCTGCGCGACAAGCGCGTGGTCATTGTCGGGCCCTCGGCCTGTCTCGAAGGCCAGCGCCGCGGCGCGTGGATCGACGAGCACGACGTTGTCGTCCGCGTGAACATCTACCAGCTGGGCGAGGTGAGCGTCCGCGCGGACGTGGGCAGCCGCACGGACGTGCTCTACCACGTCCTGTTCAGCGAGAAGCACCGTGCCGAGATCGGGCGCGAGCACACCGCCGACGAGGTAGCGCGCTGGCGCGCCGACGGCCTCCGCTTCCTGGTCACGCAGCAGGCTGCGACCAGCGGCCGCGTGCGGGACCTGCTCGCGGTGTCCGGCGACCTCCCGGTGGTGCACGTCCCCAGGGTGCGCGACGAGCTACGTCGCGAGTGCGGCACGCCGCCGAACACGGGCACCGTCGCTATCACGCACCTGCTCTCGCTCCCGATCGCGTCGCTGGACGTGGTCGGCTTCGACTTCTACGCCTCGCCCTACTACGCGGCGTACCTCGGCCTCACCCGGGACGAGGCCGCGCAGGGCGGCGGTGACGGCCGCGCGGTGCCTGCATGGGGTCAGACGCCCTCGCGCATCGAGATCCACGAGCAGGAGTCGCAGAAGGCCTACCTCCGCGACCTGTACCGGCGCGAGGAGCGGCTGTCGTTCGACGAGGCGGCCCTCGCCGGCCTCGGACTCCCGACCGAGGGCCCGACCATCACGGCGCTTGTGCCCATGAAGGGCCACAGCGAGCGCGTCCCCGGCAAGAACACCCGCATCGTGGCGGGGCGACCACTGCTCGCGTGGCTGCTCACGACGCTCACGAGCGCCCGTCGCGTGTCGCGCGTGGTGGTGGACACCGACGACGGGACGATCGCGGCACTGGTGCGCGAGCACGCGCCCACCGTCGAGGTGCTGATGCGCCCCGACCACCTGCGCGACGGGGACACCGTCAATGGCAACGACCTCATCGCGTGGGAGCTCTCGCAGGTCGAGGGCGAGCACTTCGGCCAGTTCCACGTGACCTCGCCGCTCCTCGAAGCGGCCACCATCGACCGCGCGGTCGAGGCCTACTTCGCCGAGGGCGAGCATGACTCGCTCTTCGCGGTCTCCGAGCACCACATCTGGCTCTTCCGCGCCGACGGCACGCCGGTGAACAGCGACACGCGCCGCCTGGTGCGGTCGCAGGACCTCGAGCCGCTGTACGAGGACAACAACGCGATCCACCTGTTCTCACGCGCCTCGTTCGCGCGCACGGGCAGCCGCATGGGCGAGCGCCCGCGGATGTTCCCGATCTCCAGGGTGGAGGCCACCGACATCGACTACGAGGACGACCTCCGCATCGCGGAGGCCCTGCTGGAACTACGAGAAGCCGAGGCCCGCGAACGGGCCACGAGGAAGGCGAAGAGCCCTATGGGAGCTGTGGTCTACAGCACGCAGAAGCAGCCGGACGGCTCGTACGCCGTCCGCGGCGCCGTGAACGGCGACAAGCGCACCGTCTACGCCCGGTTCGAGGGCGACGACCCCACCATCGCCATGTGCAAGCAAGCGCTGCTTGACGGCGGTACCTCGGCCGTCGGCGCCGTGGAGCCGGGCTCGGAGTCCCCTCCAGGCGAGTCCGACTCCACGGCGGGCCAGCCGGACGGCACCGAGGACGCCGAGCAGCCCGAGGGCAACACCGAGCAGGACGCCGAGCGCGACGTGCTGGCGGCGGCGCTCCTCGACCTGTCGGTGGAGGCGCTCGAGGAGCAGCTGCCGACCGTCGACGACGCGGCGCTCCTGGAGGCCGCCCTCGCGGTGGAGCAGTCCGAGGACGGCAAGGGGCGCAAGGGGGCCGTGGCGGCCCTCGAGGCCCGCATCGCTGCCCTCACCGAGGGAGTGACGGCCTAGGCCATGAGCTACACGGACGTCGCCGGTACCGACATCGCCAGCGTGCGCGCGAACATCCCCGACCACATTGTGGACGATGCCGCGCACTTCACGGACGAGGACCTCACGGTCTTCCTCGCACAGTCTGGCGGTGACCCGGTGCTGGCGGCGGCCGTCGCCCTGGAGACGTGGGCGACCACGATCGCCATGGGCGAGCACAACATCACGCTGGGCGACTACCGCGAGGACACCAAGGGGCGCTCCGCCGCCCTCCTCGCGCGCGCGAAGGCCCTCCGCGAGGGCATCAGCAGCGCCCCTGCCTTCGCCATTGCGCAGGGCCATGCCGGCCCCGGCAGCCCGCAGTGGGACACGATCGTGGTCAACCGCGCGTTGCGAGGTGAGCTCGGATGAGCCGCGAGGAGCGGTACGTCCGCGAGCCGGTGGCGCCCGAGCGCCCGGTGACCCGTGCCGCGATGGCGCAGGCCCGGAAGCAGGCGGAGCGCGACGCCCAGCGCCGAGCGCAGGCCGCGAAGCAGACGGGGAAGGGTGGTCAGCGATGACCGTCACCCTCGACCCTGCCGTGTTCCGCTCGATGCTCAACGCGGACGTGGAGGTCCTTGGCGTCACGTACACGCCGGACGGACAGGGCGGCGCCACGGTCACGGAGGCCGTCCTGCGCACCGTGCGCGGCCGGCTGCGCCCCGTGAGCCCCTCGGAGCGCATGAGCGCCGGGCGGCTGGAGGTGGACTTCTCGCACGTCCTGTACGTCGAGGCGGGAGACGAGCCCACGCCGGGCCAGACGGTGCGCCTCAAGGACCGCCCGGCGCACCTCTACCGCGTCGTGGAGAACGTGGAGCCCTCCTACGCCGAGCACCACGTCGGCGTGCGGCTGATGCGCGAGCACCACCCCGGCGAGGAGGCGTCCTCGTGATCGAAGCGCTCCTCGCGTGGATGTACGAGCGCATGGTCGAGGACGAGAGCCTCGACGGCCTGCTCGCCCGCTCCGTGCTCGACCCGAGCAAGGCGGCGGTCTACAGCACCGTGCCGGTCCCCGTGGAGGCTGAACTCCCGTACGTGGTCATCAGCGGCCCCATCACGGACGAGCCGGACGACACCTTCGACGCCCAGTACCGCACGCCCGAGGTCGACCTGCACGCCTACACGGCGCGCCGTGACGCCGGCGGGAGCAGCGCGGCGCCGGTCAACGCTATCGCGGAGCGGATCCGCGAACTCTTCCACCGCCAGAACTTCGCGGCTGACATCACCGGCTACCGGGCGCTCGTCATCCGGTGCTCCGGGCCAGTCGTGAACGACGGAACCAACGCCTACGGGCGAGTAGTCACAGCGCGCTGTCTCCTGACGGCCGCCACCTAGGAGGTATGAGATGCCCGCTGGAATTACCGCCGAGGGTGCGGTGCTGCAGGTGAACACCGGGACCAGCGAGTCCCCGACGTGGACGCCAGTCATCGAGCGTTCGCAGATGCAGCTCGCGAAGACCGGCGAGCGCATCGACATGACCAGCTTCGATGGCGACGGGTTCCGCGAGGGCCGTCCCGGCCTGCGCCAGATCAACCTGAACGCGAGCGGCAACTACGTCCCCACCGACACCGGCTGGGACAAGGTCGAGGACTCGTGGCTCGACGGCGTCAACGTCGAGATCCGGTGCCTGTGGAAGCTCGACGACGACAGCCAGACCGGCTGGCAGTTCGAGGCCACCGTCACCGACGTCGGTGAGAACGGCAACGTCGGCGACAAGGTCGAGGCCTCGCTCGCCTTCGAGGGCAGCGGCCGCCCGACCAGGGTCACGGTCCCGGCCAGCTCCTAGTGGACGAAGCACTCGCCCGGGCGGTGTTGGCGGCGTTGCGCATTGAGGCCGATGAGCACAAGCGCGCGTCCGCCTTCCACCGGCGGGCGATGGAGCGACATCACGAGGCCGCCGACCTCATCGAGGAGGCGCTCGCAGGCGTAGCCAAGAAGGCAGGGCCACATGACCACGACGACCGATCCCATCCTGGACCTCGACGAGGACCTGCCCCCTCAGCTGTGGGTACGCCTCGGCGGTGAGCAGCATGCCTTCGCGACGCTCGACGACCTCGGCCTGAACCGCCGGGGCGAGCTGGCGGACGCCTGGAAGCGTGTCAACGAACTGAGCGAGCGACGCCCGGTCACAGCCGCCGAGGAGAAGGAGTACCTCGACCGCTACGGCAAGATGGTGCGCATCCTGCTGCCGTCCCTCAAGGCCGCGCAGGTGAAGGCGCTCCCCATCGAGACGAAGGAGGCGCTGGTCCAGGCTTTTTTCTCGCACCGGACGGTCTTCAAGGTCTCCTCGCGGCTCACCGAAATGGTGGAGGCGATGAGCGGCAGGGGAAGGCCGTCCGAGACTGGGAACCCGTCTTCGCCGAGCTCTCCTGGTACTACGGACGAGCACCCGTCCGAGGGGGCGACTGGGGAGACCTCCCCGTGAAGCGCCTCCGCGCCTACCTCGAGTCCATCTCGGTCCTGCGCGCGCGCCACGAACTCGCCGTGCTCCCCGCGCGGCAACTCGGCGCCGGGGTGCTGGCCAAGTCCTCGGCCCGCGCCGCTCTCTCCGAACTCCGCGCCATCGCCGGTGGCGGCTCGTACCGGCAGGGCGCCGACGCGCTCGGCGTCATCAAGCAACTGAACGCCAAGGCCCGCGCCGAGGGCCGCCTGTGGGAACAGCTGCACCCCGTGGAGGGCGCTGCCTGATGGCCTCCACGCGCCTGCGCATCGCGAAGTGGAACCCCGAGGGGTTCATGCGGGCTATCGACGGCTCCCTCGCGGTGCGCATGGAGCAGGCGGCCGGGTACGTCGAGCGCGAGGTCAAGCGCTCCATGAAGGGCGGTGGTAGCCCGCACGTCCCCAGTCGCCCCGGTGAGCCGCCCCGCGTGGACACGGGTGAGCTGCGCCGCTCGATCCACCACAAGGTGGAGGTGAGGCGCTCTTCGATCCGCGGCTACGTCATCGCAGGCGCGCCGTATGCGCGAGCACTGGAGCTCGGCTATGCGCCGGGGAACCTGCTGCCGCGTCCGTATCTGCGACCGGCCCTGCGCCGCTCGCAACCGGCGCTCGTGCGCATCCTGCTCGGCAAGGGGCCGAGCGGCTACACGAGCCTCGCCGACATCAAGGCCGCCACCGAGCGAGGCTTCGTGTCGCGCTCGTCCCTCGGGGGCGGTGCCTAGATGGTCAGCGGGTTCGGCGGGGGCTTCGTCACCGGCGTCATCGGGCAGGCCGTCATCGAGGTCGTGCTCGACAACAGCGGCATCGACAAGTCCATGACGGCGACGCAGAAGGCGATCGGCGGCGCGGCGGTCGCATCGTTCGGCGTGGCGACCGTCCAGGCGCTCAACTTCGAGTCCGCCATGGCGAACGTGGCGAAGACCACGAACCTCCAGGGCCGGGCGCTCACCGACCTCGGCCACCAGTTCCGCGACATGGCCACCTCCGACATCCCCATGACCGCCTCTGCGCTCGCGGGCATCGGTGCGACTGCCGCTCAGCTCGGCGTCCAGGCGGCGGACATTGCGGAGTTCACCGAAGTGGTGGCCAAGCTCGGCACGGCCACGAACGTCGTTGGTGAGCAGGGCGCCACCGACCTTGCCCGCTTCCTCAACGTCGCCGGTGAATCCACGGCGATGGCGAGCAATGTGGCGAGTGCGCTCGTGGACCTGGGCAACGCCGGGGCATCCACCGAGGCGGACATCCTCTCGCTGGCCCTCCGCACGGCTGCGGCCGGCCGGCAGCTCGGCCTCACCACGGGCGACACGCTCGGGCTCGCGAACGCCATGTCCTCCCTCGGCCTGAACGCTGAGGCGGGCGGCACGGCCATCTCCCGGGTGCTGCTCGACATCTACGCCAAGAGCCAGAAGGGCGCGCAGGGCCTATCGCAGTACGCGGAGGTCGCGGGGATCACGTCCGAGCGGTTCCTCGAACTCGTCCGGACGAACCCCGTGGAGGCGCTGACGGCCTTCATCGGGGGCATGGCCACTGCCGAGCAGCGCGGCTTCAACCTCATCGCGATGCTCGACGAGATGTCGCTCGGGGATGTCCGTGTCCGCGACACGCTGCTCCGCCTCGCAGGCGCGCAGGACCTCGTCACGGAGAGCGTGGCCCGCGGCAACCGTGCCTACGCCGAGAATACCGCGCTCGAACAGGAGTTCGAGCTCTTCCGCGACACGACGATTAACCAGCTCAAGCTGCTGGCAAACCAATTCCTGGAGCTGGGGATCATCTTCGGATCGTCACTCCTGCCCGCGCTGCGCGAGGCCGTGACCGTCGCTCGTGGTGCCCTGAGCGTGTTCTCCCAGCTCCCCGAACCCGTGCAGGCACTCATCATCGGCACCACGGGCCTCGTTGCTGTCCTGCCGGTGCTGGTGACCGCATTCAATGCCGCCCGCACGGCCGTGCTTGGCCTCAACGTCGCGATGCTCGCGAACCCAGTGACGGCGGCGGTGGTGGTGGCTGGCCTCGGGGCGGCAGCGGTCGGCCTCCACCTCCTCGGCCAGGCGGCAACCGACACCGGTGACCAGATCAAGTACGTCGACGGCGTCCTCGCGATGCTCGACGAGACCACCGAGGCGCTGGCCTCTCCCATCGAGCGCGCCATCACCGAGGCCGAGGGTCTCGCGAAGGTGCTGGAGCAGGCCGCGGCGCCCGCATGGGGCGCGACCGACGCGTTCGAGGGCGTGACCGGCGCGACCGAAGAGCAGATCGCCACCGCGCGGCAGCTGGTGGAGCAGTACGGGACCGTCCCGGCTGCGCTGGCGGCGGTGACCGGTCTCCTCGGCGAACTCCACGTCCGACAAAAGGATGCCGCCGAGTCCGCGGCTGAGGCAGCGGGCGGCGCGCGGGACATGGGCGTGGCGCTGCTGGAGCTGAACCCGCGGATCATGGCGACCGCAGTCGCCCTGCAGCTCATGAGCGACCTCGCGAACCGCAACCCACTCGCGCTGATGAACTTCGCGCAGGGGCTCATGAGGGTGCGCCAGGTCGTTGCGGCTCAGGCCGGCGTGGAGAAGCTCGTCAACTTCATCGTCGGCGACATCGCGAGTGTGGGCGGCGGCTCCGGTGGTGGGAGTGGCGGGGCGGCCCCGACTGCCGTCGAACGCATGACGGACGCCTTCGATGCGTTCGGGGACCGGGCGCCGAAGGCCCTGCGCGCCGCGCGGGCCGAGCTGCTCATGTACCGCACGGCGGCCGCGCAGGCGGGGGACACGACGCGCCGCGACCTCATCGACCAGCTGCTAGCCATGGACCCGACCGTCTCGCAGATGCGGAACGCGATCCGCGGGCTGCAGGCGCAGTACGGCGACCTCGCGGCGGAGGCGACCGAGAGCGCCCGTGTGCTGCAGGAGGCCTCGCAGATCGCCGCTGACGCATGGGAGACGCTCCACGGGCGCGCGGTGAGCGAGGCGGACCGCGCCGGCGGACTGATCGTGCGGGCGCTCCGCGAGCAGGCCGACCAGGCCCTCGCGGTGGAGCTGAGGAGCATCGAGGAGCGCCGGGCGCGGCGTCAGGCGGACTACGACCAGCAGGTCGCCGACCTCCGCCGCCACACCGACGCCCTGCTCGCGCCGCTACAGGCCGAACTCGACGCGCTGGACGCTGCAGGCACCGCGGACGAGCTGAAGGCGCTGGACGACGCGATCGCCCTCGCCTGGGACCCGCGCGAGCGCGCGAAGCTCGAACAGCAGCGCGTGGAGCTCCTGCGGCGCATCCGGGCGGACGAGCTGCGCGACGAGATGGCGGGCATCGAGGAGAACCACGACCGACAGGCCGAGGCACTCCGGCGTCACCTCGACGACCAGCTGGCCGACCTCGACGCGGCAGAGCGCCGGACGCGCGACCTGTACGCCGCGACCACGGAGCAGTTCGCCCTCGAAGAGCAGGCGCGCAAGATGCTCCTCGAGGGCAACCTCGAGGCCATGACGGAGCTCATCCGCACGTACCTCGGCGAGAGCTGGGTGCAGGAGTTCCAGTCGTTCGGCGAGCGCGTCATCAACGGCCCGCTCGCGAACCTCAAGGGCGAGCTGCAGGACATCATGAGCCTGATGGGCGCCGTGGGCGCACCGAGTGGCCCCTCGGGCGGTCGCTCGGCAGCAATGCAGGCGGCCATCGACCGCATCGCCGGGGCGAAGGCGAGCGGCTCCGCCCTCGACGCGATGCGGCTGCCCGGGTTGCGGTCGGCCTTCGAAGCCCAGTTCGGCATCCCGGCTCCGCTGGCGAGTGGTGGCGTCATCACCCGGCCGACGTTCGCCTACCTCGGCGAGACGCCACGCGCCCGCCCCGAGATCGTGAGCCCCGAGCACCTGATGCGCCGCATCGTGCGCGAGGAGAGCGGTGGGGGCCGGGGCGTCATCGAGCTGCACAACTACACCGTGCTGGACGGGGCGGTGATCGACCACCGGGTGGAGCGCGTGGTCGCCGACGCCACGCGGCAGGCGGCGGGGCGGGGGAGGTACGGCGCATGACGGTGCGGACGCAGACGCGGTACCCCACGGCGGTCGTGTCGGACGACGCGGTCGGGACGCTCGCGTGGACCACGCCGGAGGAGGCGGAGGCGGCGGACGGGGACTATGCCGAGGCGGACAACAGTGCCAGCGGTGTCGCCGCGCAGACCGAGTACCTGAAGGCCACAGGCTTCGGGCACTCGTTCGCCTCGGTCGCGGTGCCGCTTGGTCGCCGTTTCGACGTAACGCGGCGTGTGACCGGTGGGCGAGCTGCCATCGTGGCGTTCGTCGAGAGCGGCACCGTGGTCAGCAACACCATCACGCTGCCGAAGCCTGAGGTCGTGAGTGAGGGCGACATCCTGCTGCTGCTCGCCATCCAGGACGATAACAGCTCGTTCAACGCACCTAATTTCGTCCAGCTCGCGGGGCAATCCACGACCGGTCGTTCGAGCCGAGCGTTCTACAGGATCGCCACCGACTCCGAGCCGGACGAGTACGAGGTTGCAGGGTTGGATGTCACCACCGCTCGCGCGCAGCTGGTCGTCGTGCGCAATGGAGTAATGCCCGCAATGACGGGTTTTGCATGGTCTCTCACCCATGCCTCGACGGCCGGGATCACGGTCTCCACCGTTACATCGGAGGAGGACAACGCGCTCCTGATCGGGATGTTCCAGCGCAGCGTTACGGCGACCTGGACTGAACCGTCCGAAATGGATGAGTACGACGAGTCCGGCGGCGGCATGGCCTGCTCCGAGTTGCTGCCCACAGCTGGCGCGACCGGATCACGGACGGCCACATCGAGCACGTCGGCTAACGAGGTCGCCGGGTTCATCATTGCGGTCAACCCTGGCCCCCCCGGCGCCGTCGATGAGCGTGTGTCGCTCGTCCTTCCTGACGGGTCGGTCGGCGAGGGTGACCGCGCGACCTCCGAGGCATGGCCAGAGAGCCCCGGCGCGGCGTCATACGGCGGGGCGGCAGACAAATGGGACGAGGACTCGCTGACGCTGGAGGACATCGAGGACGAGGACTCAGGGCTCGTCGTGACGGCTACAGTCGCTGCCGGGTCGACCGCAGGCATCGACGCCGTCGCAAGTGTCGTCACAGTCGAGGAGTCGCTCGAGGTCACCCCGACCGGGCCGAGCACGTTCAGCGCACCCAACCAGACCGACACGTGGGACGTCGCCTTCGACGGTAGCCCGGCAACGCAGGCTTCTTACCGCTACCAGCTGCGCGGACCGCTGCCCGCCACGACGCTCGCCTACGACTCCGGCGTCGTGGTGAGCGCCAGTGGATCACATGAGATCGGCAGCGGTGCGCCCGTGGTGCCCTGGGCCGCGCCCCAAGGCGGTGCCACCTACCAGCGGATTATCACGGTCACGGAGGACGGCAGCGCCGACACCGACACGGTGGGCGACCCGCTGAGTGGCGTGTCCCAGGACGAGATCACCACCGACTGGACGCTGCCGACTGCGCCGACCGGCCTCGCGGCCGTTGCGGTCACGGAGGCGCCCTGATGGCCGAGGTCCTGCCCTACGCCGCGGTCTCCTGGACGCAGTACGTCCTGGACGTGGGCGACGAGTTCGTCAGCTACAACCTCAAGCGCCTCAACCTCGAGACCGAGGTGTGGGACGTGATCGCCACGATCGAGGACATCGAGACGACCGACTGGCTCGACTACCTCGCGTTCCCCGGCAGCAACAGCTACCGCCTCACCGTCACGGTCGACCGCCTCGGCGCGATCATCGAGAGCGACCCCGACGAGGTCACGGGCGTCGAGTTCGAGTGGCGCGGCCTCCGCACACACGAGATCCAGGACGCCTCGGAGTGGGTCAGCCTACAGGCCTCCACCGTGCAGCAGCGGGTGGAGCAGGGGCAGACCTACCGCCTCGCCGCGGGGCGGCGGCACGAGACGCTGTTCGCGGGCCCGCTGATGGCGCGCACGTTGCGCCTGGAGCTCATCCCCGAGGACCTGCGCGACCCCGTCACCGTCACCGCGCTGGAGCGGCTCCTCGACCGTCAGTACACCGCGGGGGCCGTCCTCTGTGTCCGCTGGGGCGCGCGGCCGGGGGCGCGGTACATCGTCCAGATCGACGGCGGCATCGACGAGGCGCTCTCGGGTGGCCTCGGCCGTCCGAGCCTGCCGCTGCGCCGCGTCGCCATGCCGGAGGGGTGGGCCTGATGGCCGCGACGACGGAGGAGATCGCCCGCGCGCTGGCCAACGGCGCGCCCGTGCGGTGGCGGCTGCTGTCGTGCGATCGCCGGGGCAACCCGCGGGCGCTGGGGGACAGCACCACGGCCGACCTGAGTGATGCGCTGCTGTGGGAGTCGGGCGACAACCCCGGGCTGGACGGCGGCCGCATCGACCTCGACAACGACAGCCGCGAGATCGCCCTGCAGGCCACGGTGCGCCTCGACCTCGCGCGGGTGCCGGGCGGGGCCGGGCTGGGGGACATCTCGCACGTGCGGCTGCTGGAGGACCGCCTCGTGCAGCCGGGCGGGGCGGGCATCCGCTACGAGACCGCGCTGACGTACTGGCAGCGGCAGGCCGAGCAGGAGACGGGTGGCGGCCTCTGGTCGCTCGCCGAGACGGTGGGGGACGCCCTCGACCTCAGCGGGCACGGCAACGACGGCACCGTGGTCTACGCCGAGGGCCAGCGCGCGGTGGAGCCGTCGCTGTACGACCGCGGGCTGCCGGGGATGCGGTTTGAGGAGGGGACGACCAACCGGGCGCTGAATCCCTCGTTCGAGGTCGACCTGTCGAACACGTCGGCCATCACGGGCGGGACGCAGACGCGGGATACGGACAAGGCCTCCGTCGGCGATGCATCAATGCGCTGCGATGTCGCGATGGGCGGCGGGACGAATCAGGGGCGCGACCTCCGGCTCGAGGGCTCATACACCGTCGGGCAGGCCATTGCGGTATCGCTCGACCTTGAAGGGAGCGCGGCGCGCTCCGTCGTGGTGCAGTTGTACGACTCCTCGAACGGTGTCTTCTACTCCGCCGGACAGGGGCTCAGGATCGAACCGACGCTCGGGACGGGAGCGTTCACCCGCTACTCGATGAACGGCGTGATCACCCACAACACGAGCGCCCTGTGGGTACGCATCCGGCCATCCAATGACACGGGCGCATGGTCGTTCTGGGTGGACGCATGGCAAGGCGAGATCAAGTCCGCCCCCACCTCCTACTGCGACGGCTCGCTCGGCACCGGCTACTCGTGGGCCTCGACGGAGCACGCCAGCGCGAGCACGCGGGTCGCATCATCGGTCAACCTCGGCTCGGGCGATGAGCTGGACGACATCTTCGACGGCGGTGGGGCGGTCGGCGTCCTGTTCAACATGGCCGGCCGACCCGCTGAATCGGCCTTTTCGCGCCTCTTCGACAAGAACCAGTGGGTCCTCTACGTCGACGGCGACAACCGCGCGATCTACTTCAATCGCACGTTCAGCGGGGGGCTCGCGCAATGGCGGAGCCAGCTCGGCGCCGTCGCGTTCGGCGTGAACTACGCGCTGGTTGTGGGCTACGACGACACCGATGCCGGCAATGACCCGGCGATGTACCTCGCGAACCTCGATACCGGCGTGGTCACGCAGCTCACCATCACTGAGGCGGCTGCGCCGTCCGGCACCGCGAGCACTGACGCCTCATCCACGCTCTACGTCGGCAACAATGCGAACGGCAACCGAACCTGGTACGGGGTCCAGGCCCTCCCGCGCCTCTGGCAGGGCACCCAGCCGACCGAGGACGAGATCGCCGAGTTCTTCACTCTCGCGCAGACCGCCCGCCCCACCTACACCCCCGCGCCCGAACCCGAGTGGGTGGAGTTCTCCCGCGGGATCTTCGTCGCCAGCTTTGCCGACACCACCCACAACTGGGACGGGCGGCCCATCGCCACGCTCCAGCTCAACGACCTCACGGCC